GTTGACCCGGTAAGCGCCTCAATCATGAGGTTAGGAGAACGGTCTGGAGTGATGACGAAAATGTCAGGCTCGTACCACTTGTCAGGAAGGTTGTCCCGGGACACAGCCTTACCTATATCGCTAAGCATGTGAGGGAACTTCTCCTGGCTGCGCAGACACGCGGCTGGGTGGAACGTCGGCACCACGGAGAATTGATTCAGGAGCTTGGGACGGCCTACCCGAGCCTTCGTGATCCCAAGCTTCTTGGCCATTTCTGGGTGAACGCTTTTGAGGGCAGAGTTCCCCATTGGAATGACAGTAGTTACACCGGCTTGCTGTAGTTCCTCGTGTAGTCTTGGCTTGCAGCATTCGATCGCCTCATCAGGCAGTTTCTTCATTGAGTCTGGGTAGTGACAGAGGGTTGCGTTTCCGAGGAAGACCTCTTCTCGATCGACGCCATATGAGTTGAGAACTGCGTTGAGGAGCTTGCCCGATGGGCCGATGAAGACTTCTTGCTTAGCAATTTCATAACGTCCCGGAGCTTCACCAATGAAAGCAAGTACGTTAGACTTACTGCTGCTGTCACTGCGGATAGTAGGAAAACTACTCGGGACCATACGTCCATGAACACGGAGAGGACACTCCTCACATTTAGCTGTAGGGTGTTTCCTTTCTAAAGCGCCCGATGGGGACGGATAGAGTGTCGTCGATCGGCCGAGGTTCATTCTCGACGATCCAGTATTCAACCCGTTCTCTCGAAGACTTATTGCCATTGGGCATTATCCCCTTACGAACACTAATTTTGATTTGGCCGCGTTGGACCATAGTTGTTTCCACGTCTGCTAAATCTCTAGATCTGACATGGAACATTCTCATCATTTCGGTTCGGGTGACGGTCTTGTTCTTGTTGTGCTGTGCTTTGATATAAGCTAGAATTTTGTCCGCTTTCTTCTCCCAAGGGTTAATGTCTGGAGCTTGTTCTACACCATGCGCGAAATCGGTAGCAGATTCGAGGAAGATATCTCCCAAGCGAATGGCCTGACAGACATCATCACGTTCTATGGTGAGAGAATTCCGTGCTCCTGCCAGTAGCATAGCGATCTTAATGATCGAGTCGGAAAGACGGATATACATCGGGGTATAGATGTTGGGATCAGTGGAGTTTTCGCCTAGCTTGAAAGCGTCATAACTAAGGTCTCTGATACGATCCCACGCTTCAGGAGTAGCGTGCATTTCCCGTTCAGTCTGTTTCACAGTCCGCTGAGTGGTCGTGCCTCCCAGAGTGATAGTCTTGACTGTTGGCCGGGGCTGCCAGAAGTTCACGATCCCGTACAACTCTTCGAGGATCTGAGCCTTGACGTCTTCCGTAGGGTCCACTTCGGGCGGAGGTCCAATCGGTCTCAGTTGTTCACTACTCGTGGTGCCCGACACGATAATGAACCGTGGAAGGAAGCCACTACGAATGTGCTCGATAGTGACTACCTCTTGCATTTGCGTCTTGATTCCACCACACCAGATGATCAGGCGTGGTTTCTTTACATCAATGGTACCGGTGCGGAGTGTTCTCTTCTCCTGTCGACAGTCATAAAGAGAGGTCAGAGACTGGAGAAGACCAGCCATGTAGTCTTTTTTGACTGTGGCCTCAATGAATCCAGTGATCTCATCACGGTGGAAGATTGAGGTCTTCCCGTCTCGTTGCTGTAGCTCGGTAAGAATGCCCTCTTGAGATCCATCAGTGCCCATGAGGAAATCATCAGAAGATAGTACTTCGCCCAATGTGGACATAGCAAGGTCCATAGATGTGGACTTGCGAGTAACAGTAGTTCCAGCGAGTATCATCGCCCAGATATTAGGACGGATCTTGGTGTGTTGTGCTGGTAGGGTAACGAAGGGGCACATAATGGCAGACAGAATGACAGCTCCACCAGCTATGTGATACTGTCGGGGTGCATCTGTCCGAGACCAACCGTACTCTACATATCGATCGATGAAGGTTTCCTCAGGTTCACTGTCTCCTGCTCTCTTGAAAGTTATGCGACTCATGAACCTCAGTCCTCATTAAGACCACTGGCCCCCACCCAACAGGATGGGAGCCAGTAGCCCTACTCATAAAAAATTACTCCTCATTGTCGACAAGGAAGCGGGAGATCTCGTTCTTCGGCCCGTATTCCTTGGTCGGGTCTTTCTTGTCCTTGCGAGTACCGACGGGGCGGAGCTTGGCCTTGAGCTTGAGACCGATCAGCTCGTCCCACTCCCAGTCNAGNGGCTTGCCCTCTTCCATNTCNACNCCNAATGCCTGAAGCATCTTCTTAGTGACCGGAAGAGACTTCTCATCGTACAGAGCATTGAAGTAGATTGTACGACCGTTGTACTTCTCCAGATCACCGTCACAGTCAGTGATCTCGAACTTCAGCTTGGACATGTCAGAACCAGGATTCTTGCCACCCTTGGTGACAGTGTCCTCAGCCTCAATAAGCTGGAGGATGTAGTCACCCGCAGGAGCAGGAGTCCACTCTTCAGGCTCACCAACGTCAGTGAAGTCAANACTAGGCATTTAGATCAGATCTTCTTTCCGATTTTGAGGTTCCCAGTTGGCTTGTTTGTGTCCTCAGCGGACTTGACCAGCGCACCTGACCAGTACTGGTGGATCAGAGGCATAGTCGGATTGTCAAGCTTGAACGGTAGCTTTCGGGTGCGATCCTTAGCGACAACATCGCCGCTCAGTCCCGTCTGCAAAGAGCGAACACCAGATCGGTCAACAGAGAGTCGGTAGACATCATTGACCATGCCTGGCATTTCACCGGCAAGCTTGTTCGTGAAAGCAGGAGTCCACTTGTGGCGCGACTCCGACTTGTCAATATCTAGCTCCCACGCTACAAGGATAACGTAGCAGGGAAGCTCTCGGAAAGCGCGGATAAGCTTCCGCATCTGTTCCGATGACTGGTTCCATCCTCCATTGGCAAAGGTTGCCATAGCAAACTCAGTGAAGTTGATACCCTGAGCTGCCAGCTTTTCAGCCTGGAAGATGTGCTCCATCCCCTTCTTCTGACCCTCAGTCAGATTGTCGAGGATGATTGTCTTGTATCCTGCACAAGTCTGCGCATTGAAATCCTGCCCTCTATACAGCTCGTTGTAGACTTCCTGAAGCTGCTTGAATCGAGAGATGTCAATGATCTCAAGGTCAGGATAGATGTCAGTGATGCTCTGAGTACCGTTCTCAATGTTGAGATGGAGGACAGGGTTCATCTCAGGTACTTCTACGCTAGAAGCAGCAAGAGTAGTCTTCCCAACTCCAGACCCTCCGTAAATACAAACGCTAGGAAGAGATCGATCGTCACTCGCACGACGTACCTTTAGTCCACCGAGTTTCCCTGGAGTCAGAGTCATTGTCATGTGATATCGAAGTCTCCTGCCTTTACTCCGTCAATGAACGACTGCCACTCTTCAGGAAGGAAGGAGAGAACAGGACCATTATTCTCCTTCGAGTCACGAACGTCAATGGCAACAATGGGACCATCAACATGACTGGTCACCATCTGAACTTCTACACATATCGGGCTATCTGTCTTGCAGAGAGAACTCTTACGCCACATCTACTTCACCTTTACAAATGGATCGCTACGAAGAGAATGCTCAAAGTCTTCACCATTTGTTTTGGCGAGACAAGGAGTGTAGTAGGCACATCCAGAGCAGGAGAAGTGTCCTGCGTTCGGGTAGATCGTCAGATCTTGAGAGATCATGTCTCGTGCGATCTGATAGATCGTAGTGCCAGCAGACTTTAAGTTTTCTTTAGTCTTGATAATTGTGAATCTACGATGAAATACTGGTGCGTCATTGCTCTTCAGGAAAGCGATGTACTCATCGTACGCACCTGAATCGTAGGCTGCACGGTCAAACCGCTGCACCGTTTGGGTGAAAGTTTGGAGGTCCGTCGCCGCTGCCTTGTCCGTACTGAAATGCTTACCTTTATAGCTGCGGCTCAACATCTTGGGCGTACGAGGGTAATCCTTGCGGTACTCAACGTACAAGAACCCTCGAATGTCAATACCTAAAATTGATGATGCAGCCCAGGTGTAGCCGTTCACCTGAGGGTCGAGTAGTAGGAGCCTATCGTCTTTTCTGATCTGACTGGCAGATTTGTGATCCCAAATGAAATAGCCGCCATTGTAAAGGTCTTGCATGATGGCGTCGATCCGACCATCAAAAGTGACTACGGCGCCGTACGGGTGGACCTGTCCACAGGTGCGTAGACACTCATCCTCAGTAACATTAATACCTTCACCAGCATATTGAATGGGTGGAGCCATACAACGTAGAGGTTGACCGGTAGAAGGGTCAACAATGGGAACTTGGAACGGAACTTCTACCATTACCGGACGGAACCAGTGGTCTTCTTTGGGATGGACGTTGAGGCCGTACCACTCAAGCATACCAATGCCGAGGTCGATACGCTCTGTGTAATCGTCTCCATCAGCCTCTAGGAGCTTGGTCTGTCCGGTTTGCTTGAGGTAGTTTGCGCGCTGCTCTTCACAAGAGTTAATGAATGCATCTATAGCGATGCGTGTCTTCTCTTCAGGAGAAGTCTGGTCCCATGTCTCCGGATCATAGAACTTCTCCATCGCAATGTGGAAGGCAATCCCGAACTGAAGGGGTTTGGCGGATATCTCTGGGAGAATACCATCCCGGTATGCCCAGTCCCATCTACGCCTGCAACCTAGGAAACTGCGGATTTCAGAAGTATGGATCTCGTGAGTGCGGGTCTCGTTCATCCGCACTCACCCTTGTGCCCGTATGGCTTCCAGCAACGCTCTCGCTTAGGTGGATTGCCACTGTAGTAGACAATGAGTCCACACGTTGGCTGAGGCTGAGGTTGAGGCTTTTTCTGTTCTGGTTTCTTCGGTGTTTGTGCCACTGTAGGCAAGTTCCCTTCTCAACAACTGAATGGAGAAATGGAATGCAACGGAGGTCCAGGTCGCGGGATCACCAGACCCCCGTCGCAGACGTACAGTGTAGCACACTGGGCATGAGGGCCTACACGGGACGGGGGCCTCCATCACGTGCAGAAGCATCCCTGTATACGTAACCTGTGTTTGGCACCGCTGCAACGGCAACGGTGGTAAGGATGGAGATTACAATCTGCCACCACTGCTGTGCTGAGACATCACCAAATGCATAGTTAGAACCGATAGCGACAAGGGCAGTAGTAAGAGCCGCAGCTCCACTTGCGAGAGCCTTCCCGTATCTCCAGTTAGGGTAGTTCTTTGTGTTCCACACCACAAACGCGCCGATCGCGACAACGATGATGTTCACGATTTCTGAGAAGCCAAGAGGTCCGGCTACGAGAAGCGGGACGATGGCCACGAGTACGGCACCGAGTGCCTGAGCTACTGCCTTTGCGATAGTCATTACTGTTTCTCCAAGTTAGGATCTGTATCTGCTAGTGGTTCTGGAGGATCAGGGAACTTGATTCCAGTACCCTCCATAATTTCTACTACTCTTTGTCCCCAACCTTTCCACCGGTGGCGACTTCTTTCTAGAACGTAGACTCGTCGTGCTAGATCTTTGTTACCCCGATCCAGCTCTTTAACTCTTTCATCGTTCTTGTCTTCTCTGGAGTTAAGTTCTGCTACTTCTTTCTGTAGTGCAGCTACTAGATTGGTCCAGCCTGTAGTTTGATTAGCCTCTCTAGAACTACTTCTAGTGAACTTAGCTGCTACGAATGCTCCTAGAAAGGTAAGTACTATACCGATCACTTGAAAGAGACCACTATTCAGTAGGCCCACTGCGTCTCCGGGCGCAGGGACCTTCTGGATGATCAGGAAGGTGCTTTGATAGGAACATAAGCAGGACAGTAAGAGTTCCATAAACCAACCCTGCTATATAGGTATTTTCTCTACCATATTCTCCGCCAGAAAAAACATTAATAAACCACGACCACCAATATCCAGCTCCCCAGAGAAATGGAGGAAGCATCAAGCCAATGAAACCCCAACCATCTTCACAGGTCTTAGGTCGTTGAATCGCTGCCACAAGAGCCAGTACTCCCCCAACAATCCACATGGAAGAGAAGATATAAATTCCTGGACCTTTGTCCAAGAAGTCGAGAACTCCTCCTGACCCTGGTCTGGAGAACCGCTCCATAGGTTTTACTAGAAGTCCGGTTCCAAGGAAAAGCCAAATGGTACCTATAAGGAGAAGAACAACTCCTCGGGTACCGACAAGTTGGATAAAGAACTTCTCTGTTCTATCGTATGCATTAGGATTCTGCAATTTGCACCTCAACAAAGGCTGTGTTGTCGAGGTTAGCGATAACGATTACTCCGTCTGATCCTGTCAACAGAAGAGAAGAGTTCGATCGGATAATATTGTAGGCATTGCTACAGGTTTGAACAATTCCCTGGGCTTCTTCTTTGGTTTGATCTCTGAAGATAATGGTTCGCCGTTCGTTGGCCAGAGAGCTAATGGTGACTCGGACATCGAAATTCTTTTCCTGATCACTCATTGTTCTCTCTTTGCGCTTGGATCAGTTTTCCTACGGCATCCCATAGAATACCAATCATGTCACGAAGATCCACCTGAGTATCCTCATCGTTATCGCCTCGACGTACAACGAGAGATGGGTCAATAGCAGCCAGGTCTTCAGCGACAGGAAAGCGGTGTTTGTGCTGTGCCCCCTCTCTATATCGCCATTCCTTGGCCTTCGCTCCATGAATGACATCCCAAGAGGTCTTCCCTCCCGCGAATCGGGGAGCGCCTACTGCCTCCTTTTTCTGCTCTGAAGAGGCCGTAAGGAATCCAGATGCACTAATGGGGCCAAACGTCATGGAGTCACCATTGGTCACCGCTAGACCATCGGTGTCGAATTTCAGACCCGAATTCTGATTGACTCCCCAGAACCAACCCTTACCGTCTCTACCGTGCTGGTAGTTGATGTGGCCAGACGCCATTGGTGCGCCATTGGTATCGTAGTTAATAAAGGCAACTCGTCGGTCACCCTGAACAGGAATCAATGCCTGGTCAATAATGAGGTCAACCGTGGCCGACCGGCACCTTACGAAGTTGGGCTCCGCATAGAACTGGGAACCAGCTACCAGTCCCTCATCGGCAATGCCGAGCTGAGCGAACTGCTGACGTAGCCAGACCGTTCCGACCCTGCGAGTATCTCCGCCACTGGCCTGCATGGTAATACCGGCAGCAGACGTCCCCTCAGTGAAGACATCGATATAAGCAAAGGAACTGTTGGACGCCCAGAACTGCATCCTATTGGGATTGTTCCCACCGGGATTCATAATGATGCGCTCGCCTACTCCGGCAGTGGCAATCTGGCCCATGAGGAATGCAGAGCCAGTAGCAGCGTCAATCCAGAAGGAACGGGTTGTCCCATTGTTGATGAATGCCTGAAGACCGAGTAGTGGATGGATCTCCACTCGGTTGCCTGTAGGAGAGCCAGCAATGAAGCGGTTAGTGATGACGAGGTTGGTTTCTAGTTTTACCGCAGTAACGGCACCGGCGGCAATAGTTCCCGCCGTCACTGCGTTGACATCGATCTTACCAGCTATGACAGCGAGAGCAGCAATCTCCCTCGCTGTAATGGCCTGAGCAATGAGCTTCCCGCCGTCAATCTGATCGGCCAGAATATGCACACCAAGAATAGCCCCCGCCATGATCTTAGGCGAGGAAATAGAGTCTGGAGCAATCTTGGTTTCGGTAACTGCTCCCGCTTGTAATGCTGCCTCAGTGACAGAGTTGGCGGACAGTTCTAGGTTGCTAGTGATGTCTGCAATCAAGTCATTGGAGACAACCTGTCTGGGGTCTCCAGAGGCAGGCTCACTCTTCTCACTCTCTTTGCCGGAGTGATTGACAGCGGTCACCCACACCAGATAGTTGGTGTATTCCAGAGGAGCAATGGGGAACTCCTCTGGCCACCCAGTACCTAGAGATCCTCCGGCCTTGATGTCATCAGGGTTTTGTGTAGGAGCGTAGTAGATGTTCAGGTGGTCGAGATCTGAAGGCCAACCTACACCGCTCTGTGTTTCTCCTGTATGACGGACTATGAGAGAAGCGAGATTAGGAATAACGATAGGAGCAGCAGGAACAGGAGGAGGATTAGGGTTGTTGACGGACGCAGCGGTGAACGACCCATCAGTCTGCTTTCCTAGGACTGTACGAATGACACCATTGTCATCGTAAATGTTGAGTCCACCATCTGTAATGGAGGCATTCTTCAGTTGAGCAGCACGAAGACCAGCTTCCGCTCTCCGCATTCTCTGTTCTAGGTCAGTAACCAGAGAGACAATCTTCCTAGTCTCCGGGTTCGGAGGTGCAATGATAGGCATTAGCGCCCGTCCCACTGTCGTAGTACACGCAGAGATGACCAAGGAATGTGGGTCATGTCGTAGTAGTCGAAGATTCCTGAATACACATTGACATAGGGTTGGTTAGGTGTTGCTCCCTCTCCAAGGTATTCAAACAGGAACGCCATTCGAGCGCCGCCATTGTCACCAACGTACGCACCGTATTTCTGAAGAGTCTTGCCTATGATTCGTTCCCAAGTGGTGATTCCAGTAACGGTATCCATGTTGATCGATGGATCGATCTGTACCCGTGCACCCTCAGGTATAGGAGTGGCTACTCCAGCTCCATTAGCTCCGTCACCCACAGATGCGGGATAGCGTACAGCTGATGAGGCTATGTTTGTAGAGAAGAACAGAGCATGGTTAAGAGACGCATAACCAGCCGCAGCAGCAACAGTCATCTCTGAGGATCGAACGACAGAGCCGTAACGTGACAGACGGGCGCCAGTTGAGCTACCAGTTGATGCAGCTCCAGCCTCTCTACCATCTCCATTAAGTGGATTCTGACGGCCCCATTGAGCAGTCCACGAAGAACCACCATTTACAGCACGCCAAAGAGAGTGGACGACGCCGCGAGTAGGATCGGCTGTCGTGACATGTCCGTCGTAGTTCGCACCAATAGCAACACCTGGTACAATGACGTCAGACGGAATAGCCATTGGTATTGAATGAGGGTCAGGTCCCCATGCTGGAACATTGCTAAACGTCACGTCATACTTAGGTGTCGATGCTGTCACTGCTGCTCCAGCAGACCCGCCTGGCCCTCGCATAGCAACACCGTATTCAATGATGTCACATACATGTTGCTGAGCAGCAGCCGAAAAATACCCAGCCCATGTTGCAGAGTTTGAGTCAAGAACTGGACTTGCCGGAATAGGATTCCATAGCCAGTCTGCGTCTGGAAAGAAAGGGCGAGCGTTCCTTCCTGCCGCTGCAAGCACCGCGCCTCTAGACATTACGCAAACCCCTGTCCGCCTACCGCTCCATACCAACCTAGATTGTTGGGGTTCCAGAAGGTGTAAAGACTAATGGAGTTGGCGTTCGTCACATGGGTGGGAACAACGCCTGCTTGCCATTTGATTGTCGGCCAGGTGATCGTCCACCCGCCAGTAGCGTTCTCAATGATGTGCACGTCCATACGCACTACCTGACCAGCAACTCCAGAACCGAAAGTAA